CCCCAGTTGACCTTGGCGAGTGCGGAAACCAAGATTATACCCGCATTAAATTTCCTGTTTTACCGTATGTGCTTCAAGCGCTCACTAATGTAGCCAGAATACCTGGAATCCCTCAAAACCGGAATAACCTGAACATTCACAGGGAATGCTGGAGGCCATACTTCGCAAGGAACATCACAAGCACTACTGACATCGCGCACAAAACGTAGACTATAATCCATCCATTCCTGAGGAACGGTCAAAAACAGAGGAACAGGTTCAATCACTTCCAAAGAATCAAAATAGGCTTCATATCTCAACTGAATGTCAATACTTACCCCATAAAGCTTCTCCACAAGCAATCTTGTCCCCATCCCTACAGGGCGGCAAAGCTCAGGTCTCCCTTGCTTAAATGCAGCTAGGAGCATCTCTCTCTTATAAAGATCCAAATGCTCCAAGGCTTTACGAGCATCATACCCGCTAGTTAAGCGGAGATATGCCCTAGCCATGGCCGAAATGATTGGTGTAGCTTGATACTGGTAACCATAAGACCAGGCCTTAGCCCTTAACAGCCCGAGATGAAGACTTTTCCTAGCATTTACATACTTAGAAGGTATCCATCCCAAACCAGCAAGGACATAAGCCGGATCGGTTACAACAACCTGCTCGTCAATGTCAAAAACCTGCCCACAAAAAGAAGTTGTCTCGAGCGTGTCATGTAATTCAAGTTTGATATCAAAACCCAACCTAGCATAATCAGAGGCCTGGGGAGGCTTACAACTATACCAAGTTAGACCATCATCACCCTCAAAAACACCCAAGAAATTCTTATTCCCAAGCAGTTTTGCCATAAAACGGGCAGCTAACCAATTCATAAGACCATTCCCAGACGATGTAATCGATTCACCAGACATACGTACCGACTCACCTTTAACGGAGAAGTGTTTATTAGAAGTTTTATACTGATCAGTACATGATCTTCTAAAATTTCTAACAAACTCTTCCTTCCTAGGGTGATTCTTATACATATGCTCGATCCAAGCTATCTCAACAGCCTCCTTATGACGTTTAGTAAAAGAAGCTTCAAAATAAGAGTAGTCTGTAGTAACAAAATGACCTCCTTCAACATTAAACATACGTTTGATGTACGCAGGCCTATCACAAACAGCAATCTTCTTAATAAATGAAGGTCGAGAAAACAAATCAGATTCCATCGGCTCCAACAGAGTACCAAAGTAAACTTTAGCAGCATCCGAAGGACCATTAATAGCTCGTCCATGTTTAAAAGCAGGATATGACTCCTCCTTCATAAACATTTTAAAATCATACAATTTTTCGTTAGAGAAACATTCCTGGGCCTTATACCATTCGGCCAGCTTCTCTTTCCTTTCAGAATCAGTATATGGTCTCCTTTTAATCCATTCTTCGGGATTAAATTCAAAACCAGGAGACAACGGTACAAATTCAGTTTCCAGAGTTGACTTAACAAAAGCCTCAAATTGAGGCCATAGTGTTTCGTCAATAACAGGACATTGATGACTAAAACGGGCTTGGCAACCAACAAAAAGTGAAACTGAACAGGTGACATCACAATGAGGCAATGCTGCCCCATCGAGATGACACCCGACTGAACACAAAATTGGCTTCCTAATAGAGGGATTAACAACATGCAAGCTAGAAAACTTGATCTCAGATTTCAACGGTCCGATATGTTTCAAAGGAACTTCCCCCACCCTATAAGGAAACATTACTGTTTTCCATCGGGTGGGGTTGGTCGAAAAAGATCATAAGCTGTGCTCTTATTGCGATTTAGCGCTATCTCAAAAAGGGCCAATTCTTCAGTATTCTGGATACTTAACTTATCAGATGGTGAGTTAACAAAATGTGCTGAAGCTGAAGATCGGGAAAGTCTTGAACGAATATCGGCTACTTGACCACTGGTAACAGCGACCTTAGCAGACCTAAATTCATGAAGAATACCCAACTCAACTACCAATACCCTCTCCTTCTTTAATAAAGTAGTTCCCCGGAAACTAGAAGAATTAGCTAATTTGACCACAGAGTCC